AAAAATGAAAAAAGATTCAAGGCTGGAAAGAGCGGGAGTCTCTGGATATAATCAACCTAAAAGAACACCAGGACATCCTACTAAGTCTCACATTGTTGTAGCAAAGGACGGTGATCAAGTTAAGACGATTCGGTTCGGTCAACAAGGTGTTAAAGGTTCTCCTGAAGGATCTGCAAGGAACAAAGCCTTTAAAGCTCGCCACGCAAAAAACATTGCTAAAGGTAAGATGTCAGCGGCCTTCTGGGCTGATAAAATTAAATGGTGATCTAAATGGCTACATTCTTAGATTGTGTAAATGGTGTTCTTAGACGGATAAGAGAGACTGAAGCAGTTTCAGTCACTGATACAGCATACGTTAAACTTGTCAGTGACTTTGTTAACGAAGCTAAAAGAGAAGTTGAAGATGCTTGGAGCTGGTCTGTTCTTAGAACAACTAAGACAATCTCTACAGTCAGTGGCACACAGAATTACGAGATACCAGGAACAAACCCTAGATCAAGATTGTTAGTTGTTTATGTTCCTTCACTGAAAAGAGATCTTTATCAAGCATCACAATCACAGATGCATGAGTGGACTAACCTACAAGGAACAACAAACGGAGATCCTCAATACTTCTCTATTGGAAATAGCACAGCATCTACAGGTGTATTGACTATTGATCTATGGCCTGTGCCTACATCAGTATTGTCAGTTAAGGTAGACTGTGTTGTCCCACAAGCAGATTTAGTTAACTCAACAGATACTCTCTACGTACCATCAGAATTAGTTATTCAAGGTGCTTACTTACGTGCTATCAATGAGCGTGGTGAGGATGGTGGTCGCTTAAGTGATCAGCAAGCAGACCTATACAGAAAAGCATTAGCAAGCTACATAGCCATTGAAGCAGTAAGATACGACGATGAAACTACTTGGGAGGCTGTGTAATGGCCTCAGAACTGTTGTCAGTAAGTATCGTAGCTCCTGGCTTTGCTGGTCTTAATACACAAGATTCTTCCATAGCACTTACAAAAGACTACGCTTTAAGAGCTGACAACGCTGTTATTGATCAGTTTGGTCGTATAGCAGCTAGACAAGGTTGGGTTAAAGTCAACACAACATCAGGCTTTGCTGGTACAGAGCCTACGCTTATCCATGAAGTTATTAAGATAGATGGTACAACACAGTTAGTATCCATCGGTGATAAGAAGATATTTACCGGAACAACAACACTTACTCAAGTTTACGCTGATGCCACATGGACCGCTAGTAACTGGAAAGCAGTTAACTTCAACGGACATACGTACTTCTTTCAACGTGCTCATGATCCTTTAGTGTATGACCATGCATCAAATACTTGGACAAAGGTATCAGCACATCCTAACTACTCAGGAACAGTGCCATTAGGTAATGAAGTATTAGCTGCTTATGGTCGCTTATGGGTTGCTGATACAACCACCGATAAAACAACAGTTACTTGGTCAGATACCTTAAGTGGTGCTAAGTGGTCTGGTGGTGCTGCTGGTTCTGTTAACATAGAAAACATCTTAACAAACGGTACTGATAGTATTGTTGCTTTAGCAGCCTTTAACGGTTACTTAATCATTTTCTGTAAAACAACTATCGTTATCTACTCAGGTGCTGATGTAGACCCTGCTGCTGATCTTAAGTTAGTTGAGGTTATTGATGGCGTAGGCTGTATTGCCAGAGACTCAGTACAAGATGTCGGTACGGATATGTTCTTCTTGTCTGATTCAGGTGTTAAGAGTCTTGCTAGAGTTATTCAAGAAAAGTCAAACCCTATCATTGACATATCTAGAAATGTTAGGGATGATTTAATTTTAGCTATAGCGGGTAACAACGACAATAGCCTTATAAAGGCAGTATACTCACAGAAACAAGGTTTCTATCTACTATCTTTTCCATCATTAGGACTACTGTATTGTTTTGACTTAAAGACAAGGCTACAGGATGGTGTTTGTAAAGCAACTTTATGGACATTAACACCTAAAGCTTTTTGTTCGTCTGTATCAAGATCATTGTACTTTAGTCGTCCTGGGTACATTGCTGAATACTCTGGTTATTCAGACAACGAATCCTCTTATCGTTTTGTTTACTATAGTTCTTACTTAGATGCTGGTAACGCATCATTGTTGAAGATACTTAAGAAAATTACATTGTCAGTTATTGGTGCTGGTGGAACCCCTGTATTCTTAAAATGGGGTGTAGAGTATACACAGAACTATCAAAGTACCTTACTACCTGAACTTAGTTTATCATCTCGGTCAGAATACAACGTAGCTCAGTACAACATAAGCGAGTACAACAGTTCAAACACAACAACTAACTTTATACGATCAAACATAGGCGGTAGTGGTAAGGTGTTTCAGATTGGTATTGAAGCTGACATACTTAATGACTTGTTGTCAGTACAACAAATGGATATTTACTTCAAAACTGGTAGAACAGCCTAAGGATAACGGAGTTTAATACAATGTTTACAGAAGCACAAATAATGGCTATGCTTCCTCCTAACTGGTCTCAGTTGGTCGATAGTGCTAAGGTGCAGTTTTTCAAAGACAAGGGAGTATCTGTAGATAATTTACTCCAGGCTGGTATGATTAGTCAGGCTGACGCTCCTTGGTTCATTAGTCAGGGACTTACAGCCAGTCCTTCTTTAACGACTGTTGCTAATGTACCAGAACAAGACTTAAACACAATTAGATCAGCAATACTTAACAATGATACTAAAAGTGGTCAATCCGTAGCTGCTTTAGCACAAAAGTATGGGTTGTCAGAAAAAGATCTAGCATCAGTTGCTAACATTCCTGTTAATGAACTAAACCAATACTTTAGGGATTCTGGTATTCCTTTAGGGACAATGCTAACAGGTACTGTGCAAAGAACGTTCGGTACTGAAGGTAACATAAGACAGCTAGACAAAGGTGAAGATGTAGGCACAGGACAAGTTATAGGTACACAAGACGGTAAACTACTGGTTCAGCAATATGATGCTTACGGACAACCAACAGGTACTCGTTTGTCTAATCCTAACCCATCAGACGCACAAGGGTGGTTACAGGCTCTAGGTGTTGTTGGTAGTGCTATCGGAGCAGGAAACCTTGTTGACTCCTTGTTCGGAGGTGCAGGCGCAGGATCAAGTTTAGCTGTTGCAGGTGTTGAAGGTGCTGCGTCCCAAGCAGCAACTACTGCTTATACCAACGCATTAGCAGCTACAGGAAGCACTGAACTGGCTTCTATTGCTGCTGATGTTGCATCAGGTAACGTAGCTGCTGGTCTTTCCGTAGCTGACGCTGCTTCTGCTGGTTTAGCTTCTGCTACTGATGCCGCTGCCACAGGTGCTGTATCTTCTACAGGAAATATTGTAGGTGGTGGTGGTAATGTTGTTAGTGCTGGTGTTACACCACAAGGCCTAGCAACAACACCAGGAGGCTTGCTTAGTAACCCTAGCCTTGCTGTTGGTGGTGTTGAGGGTGCTGCGTCACAGGCTGCCACAACAGTACAACAAGCAGTAACTAATGCAGGGGGAAGTCAAGCAGCAGCTAACGTAGCCTCTAATGCTGCTATACAAGCAACACTAACAGGCGCTGATGTAACCAACGCTGTGGCACAGGCTCTACAATCATCAGGATTTTCTGAACTAGCTCCGTCAGTTGTTAATTCAATATCGTCTGTTGGAACTGGTATTGGAAACATTGGTACTAACCTAGGCACTGGTTTAGGTAATTTAGGTACTAACCTAGGAACTGGTTTGGGTAACATTGGTACTAACCTAGGTCAAGGTTTAGGAACTGGTTTAAGTGAAATAGGTACTAACCTAGGTCAAGGTATTGGTAATTTAGGTACTAACCTAGGCACTGGTTTAGGAACTGGTTTAAGTGAAATAGGTACTAACCTAGGTCAAGGTATTGGTAATTTAGGTACTAACCTAGGCACTGGTTTAGGAACTGGTTTAAGTGAAATAGGTACTAACCTAGGAACCGGAATAGGTAATATTGGAACTGGACTAGGTAATATTGGTACTAGTTTAGGTACAGGTCTAAGCGAAATAGGCAGTAATCTTGGAACTGGTATAGGTAATCTAGGCACAGGATTGGGAAATATTGGAACTGGTTTAGGTGCTGGTTTAAGCGAAATAGGCACTAATTTAGGAACTGGGATAGGTAATTTAGGTACAGGATTAGGTAACATTGGTTCTAGCTTAGGCACAGGCTTAGGTTCAATAGGAACTGCTTTAGGAACTGGACTAGGTGGCTTAGGTACAGGTATTGCTCAAGGGTTAGGCCAAGGACTTGGTAGTATAGCTTCTTCTCTCTTTAGTGGTATCAGTAACGTTGCTAACACAGATGCTCAGAATGTCTTAGGTAATCTTATCAGTTCTGGTGCTAACCTAGCAATGGTTAACGATGCTGCTCAGAAGCTTCGTGAACAAGGTAAGATAACACAAACTGAATACGCTAACTTAGCAACTAACATTGGTGGTAAGTACGATGCTTTAGGTAAACAAGCATCAGAGATGATTGGTAACTTTACACCTTACGGTGTTACTAATTCCTTGTTTGGTACTTCTTACGATCCTAAGACAGGTGCTGTTAATACAGCATTGACTGAAGATGCTCGTCAGATGTATAATCCGTTTGCTCAAGCAGCTATGCAGTCTGCACAGGCTGCAAACATGACTGACGTAGATCAGTTAAGCAGGGATTATTACAACAAGTTATCTGCATTGTCTGCCCCAGAGACTGAACGTCAGCGATTAGCTACAGAGGCTAGGTTACGTGCTCAAGGTAGATTGGGTGTAAGTGGTTCTGCTTATGGTGGTTCTTCACCAGAATTGTTAGCTCAAGAACAAGCTATAGCTCAACAACAGTTACAGCGTGAACTGCAATCTAGACAAGCTGCTTTAGGTGAGCGTGGTACGTTAATCAACCAAGCTGTTTCTGCTTTAAGTCCTTTAGAAAGACTAACACAACAACAGTTAGCACAAGCTCAGTTGTCAGGTAATTTAGGTCAACAACAGATGGCTGGTAACATAGCTAGAACACAAGCTTTCTTACAGCCATCAATGGCAGGTCTTTCACAACAAGCTAACTTACAAAGCATGGGATTGGCAGGTAACTTACAAGCTCAACAAGAAGCCTTGGCTGGTCTGTTAAGTTCTAGGCAGAATGTAGCTAATCAAGTGCTAGGAACAAGTGGTACAACAAGGTCTGGTGGTTTGTTAGACGGTCTATTAGGTAATGTTTTAAACCCCAATGCTGCTGGTAACCTAAATACTACTGGCTTCGGTACTGGACTAGGTTACGGTAATCAAGATATTGGTTTGTTTATCTAAGGAACAATAATGGCACAGCAACAAAGTCTATTTGGTCCCAGCATCTATGATATTCAACAACAACAGATGCAGCAGGATCAAGCTAATGCACTAGCACAGGCTCGGTTAACACCTTACCAGAGTATAAGAGCTGGTATGGGTATGGCTGGTACACAAGCAGGTAGATCTATTGCAGGATTGTTCGGTGTGGAAGACCCACAACTAAAACAAGCTTCTGCAAGAGAAGAGTTAAAAAGAGCAGTTAACAGTCAGTGGGATGGACAAGATCT